GCAAGCGCATCGCGGCAGGCGATCGCAGCCTCCACGGCAACGTCGAGCTTGTGCATGTAGGTGTCCAGAAACGGGGCACCCTCGCCACCGGCCAGCCGGTAGGCGATGTCGAACTGTAGCGCCTGCTCGATCGTCGGTCGCTTTTTTGAGCGTTCTTCCGACCAGTAGCGCACCGTACGGTTGGACCGGTGAACGATCTTCCGACACGTCTCAAAAGAGAGCGAAGCTGCGACGCGTGTCATCGCGTTCGCGAAAGTGCGCGGGGAGCGAATGGTAGTCATGCGCGAACCATGCGGTGCGAAATGCCGGTGCGATCGCACGAGATATTCCGAATCTGATCCGGTACGCCATTAGACGTGGGCTCAAGTGGATAGATATCGGGGCGGAGATTATGACGCGACACACCAGTCTGAGCCTCAACTGCGATACAATGTTCAGGCGGCAAGCGCTTGCTGGTCTTTAGCCACTTCCACACAGCTGGCTGCGATACGCCGCAGATACGGGCAAGACCCGTTTGCGAGCCGACACGGGCTACCGCGGCCTCCAGCGCTTCAAACGGGGTCTTTGTGTCATCCATAGATGCATCTATAACTGCATTTATAGCCCAGTCAATAGTTGCATTTAGATGGTGCGCTATAACTGTCGCTATAGGATGAGCGGATGACTCTAGGAGAACGCGTCAGCGCTCGGATGAAAATGCTGGGACTTTCCCAGTCCGAGCTTGCCCGTCGCGTAGGGCTATCGCAGCCCGCAATCTACGCGCTGATCAACCGAAATAAGACGGGATCGAAGAGCCTACACGAGATCGCTCGGGAGTTACGTACGACGACGGCATATCTGACAGGCGAGACTGACGACGCGAGTGAGGGGGCCGTTCCAGCGCCGACCGAAAGCGAAGTTGCAGCGCATCTGGATTTAGTGCCAATCGCAATGGTCGATATGGCTTACGGCATGGGAGCGACTTTCGCCGACGGTCAAATCGGCGTTGAAATGGTTCATTTTCCAAAGGCTTGGGTAGATCAGTTGACCCATAGTGCGGCAACGCACTTGGCGTGGGCGCGGGGCAAGGGCGACTCCATGGCGCCCACGATCAACGACAACGATATGGTGCTCATAGACCGGTCGGAACGGCGTGTGGGCGATCAGGATCTGATCTGGGCGTTTACGATTGGCGATATGGCGATGATAAAGCGTCTTCGTATTCGCGGCGATAAAGTGATTATCATGTCGGATAGTTCTGAAGTCTCGGATGACTCAGCGCATCCTGATGAAATAAATATAATTGGTCGCATTACGAGAGTGGTGAAGCGAGTTTGATGGGTACGCTCGAATGTCGTTACCAAACAGGAGTCTAAGGACACTGCCTGCCCTTATTCACTAATTTACAATATTTGAATATGGCTTAGTTGCTATCGTATTTGAAGTTGTGCCGAGTCATCGATGAGCGGGGCGTTGAACATGATCGATAGTCGCAAGCCGTGGCAGCGGCCAATCTTGATCCGCATGGACGCAGCCGATGCTCAAAACGCCCGACTCCGCTATTACCGCGATATGTTTCAGCGTTCTATGGGATCTTAATCTGCTCAGCAGCGAGCGAGCGAAGAATGTCGATCTATCACCCGGCATTTTCTAATGTCAGGCTAGTAGTAAATCCGCGATCCGCAATCAATTCGTGTGAGACGTCCGCGACCAGCCATTTTGCCGCGTCAATGTCCGCTTTGAACCCCTGAATGATGATGGGCCGGTCCGGGTAGATCTCCAGCCGTCCGAGCGCGAGCCCCAGATCCAGCGAGCACGGTTCGCGCGCGGCACGGCCTTGTTCGGCGGTAGCCGCGCGGCGGGCCGCCTCCTCGGTTGGATAGGTCCGCGCCAGGCGCTTGACCTCGCCGATGCCGCTGCCGACCGTAACGGTCTTCTTCTTCGCGCTTTTGCGATCGTGCCAATCGGCCGAGACGCTGCCCGCCTCTTCACGCTTGCGGATCCGGAAGCTGTGACGATCGCCATCGCTGCGACGGAGCGTGATTGGCGGGATCGCTGCGCCGGTTGCCGTTGTCGCGGCGCCGGTAGGCGAAAGGATCAATGTGCCGGCCTTCACCGTTGCCACGGCGTCATGCTCGCGCCCCAGCCGGCGCAGCAGCGCGATATCGCTCTCGCGGGTCTGCGCCATCGCCTTGACCGCGATCGATGCCAACGCGGGTGCACAGCGCGGCGTCAGCCGGTTACGCCCGGCAATCTCGGTGATGATCGCGCCAAGCGTCGTGTCATGCCAGCTCTTCTCCCGCCGCGTGGCAATCGCACTGGTGAAGTCCGCCGCACGCGCCCGGATCGTGATCTGGTCGGGCGGTCCGCTATGCTCGACCTCGTCGACGGTGAACTTGCCCTTGTCGACCAGGCCAACCGTCACGTCGGATCCGGCCGACCAGCCGAGCTGGACGCTCAGTGTCGCGCCCTCGCGCGGCATCGCTAGCCGGCCGTCCGAATCGTCGAGCGTGATCTCGAGCTGGTCGGCGTCACCGCCGCGGCGTTCGCTCAACCGCAGCGTGATGAGGCGCGGCCGGATCCGGTCGGTCAGGTCGTTGCCGTCGAGCGTGACCTTGAAGTCGGGCACATTGTTGACCGCCGTCATGCGGCGACGCCTGTGTCTTGCGCGACCTCGAGCAGCTCGATCGAGAAGTCGATCTTGCGCGGGGTGCCGTCGGGAAAGAACTCCTTCAGCCCCTCGTCGATGTCGGTGATGACGAAGGCGCCATGGACGCGCCCGGTACCGTCGACCAGCGGCCAGGCCTTTCCCTCTGCCGCCATGTCGCGCAGCTGGTCGAGCGACGCGCGCCCCGCCATCAGCTCGGCATAGGCCGCGCCTGACAGGCTGATCTTGTCGTTCTCACGGCCGAGGAACTGCGTGGCATCAATCGCGCCGACCCGGCCGCTGCGCGCATGGCGCCAGCCGCTTTTGCGCTGCTGCTCCTGATAGGCGAGCGTGGGCAGCGAAAAGACGAACATGCCCAGCGCCATCATATTCACAGGTCGGCTCCATCGGGACGGTCGGCAAAGGACGATTGCGACATGGCACGCTGGCGACCCTGTGCCCGCGCGAGGGCGCGCTCGACCGCTGCGGCGAGTGACTGCTCACTCTGGCCTGGTGCGCCATAGACGTTGATCGTGATCGGCGCCGCGGCGAAAGCACCGCTCACACCTCCGGCGGCCGAACCGGGCAATGATGCTGCCCCGGCAGGCGTCAACGCCGGCAGCGCGGTACCAACTGCCAGCGCTGCGGTGAGATCGCGCGACAGGTTGCCAATGCGCCGCACCGGCTCGCCAGCGCCGCGCGTGATGCCGTTGCTGAGGCCCTGCATCATGTAGCCGCCAAATCCGGCGAACACGCGCGACGGCGAGCGGATGCCAAGCTTCTGCTTGAACCAGGTCGCGGCCGACGACGCCGCACCGACGATCGTCGCCTTCAGCGCGCCGAGCATGCCGGCGATGCCGTTGATCATGCCCGCGATCATGTTGCGCCCAAACTCACCGAAGCGCGCGGGCAGGCCGGCAAACCAGCCCAGCGCGCCGGTGACGACGCCGACGATGCCGCGCCAGAGCGCGCCGAACCATGCGGTGATCGGCCCCCAATTGGCGTAGATCAGGTAGACCGCTGCGGCGAGCAGCGCGATCACGGCGATGATCGCCAGCACCGTGCCGAGGATCGGCAGGAGCCCGATCGAGGCTGTCCCGCCGGCAACGCCCATCGCGATCAGACCGGCATTGAGGATTGCTATCGGTCCCATGACCGCAGCGATGACGATCGCGGCACCGCCCAGCAGGATGAACATCACCGCGAGCGCTGCTGCCGCCAGCGCGATAGCCCTCGCCAGCACCGGATGCCGTTCCGTCCATCTAGCGATCACGCCGGCATAGCGCGACGCGCGCTCGGTGATGGCGTTGACGGCGGGCAGCAGCATGGATCCGAGCGACACCCCCAGCACCTGGGCATTGATGCGCAGTTGTTTGGTCTGTTCGGCCGAGTCCTTCATGCGCTCGGCGAAATCGGTGTCGGTCGTGCCCGAGGCGCCGGCCGCAGTTGCGCGGATTCGGCGATATTCCTCGAGGTTCTGGATCAGCGGCCGCAAGCCTTGCTGGACTTGCGCGTCTTCGAACAGGAAGCCGATCTTGCCGAGGTCGCCGCCCGTCGCCTTCTTCGTCAGCTCGGCAATCGCCTCGAGCGGCGTCTTGCCGTCTGCATAGGCTTTCTTCAGCGCGTTCGGCAGGTCGATGCCGAACTTCGAAAACGCCTTGATCGTCGCGGGCGACGCGATCTTCTGGATGATGTTGGCGACGTTGCCGGCCGCGGTCGCCGAATCGCCGGCACCCTTGCGCGCGATCTGCAGCGCAGCCGCCAGATCCGCGACCGCGCCGGTGCCGGTCTGCCCGAGTGCCTGATAGCCCGCGGTGAGTGCGGGGAACGCGCCCGCCATGTCCTTGATCTCGAAGGCGCCGCTTTTGCCCGCCTGCGCCATGATGTCGATCACGCGCGCGGTCTGTTCGACCGGCACCTTCAGATTATTGTTGGCGGCGAACGCTGCGGCTGACAGATCGGCGATCTCCGCCTTGTACGCGGTCGCGGCACGGCCGATCGGGCGCATCATAGCGACCGCCTTTTCGGG